GCTTAGCATTTTTCTTTGCAAGCGTTGTATATGCTAACTGCTGGGCATATGACTGTATATTCATATCTATGCTTATATATAAATCCTGACCTCTCTGCGGCTCTAACCTTCCCTCTTTTGCATTTTTTATCTCTGTACCCCATGCATCGGTAAGTGTAAGTATCCTGCCATTATTGCCAGCAAGATATACATCATACTTAGCCTCAAGTCCAACTATTCCCTGATTATCACTTCCTGTAAAGCCAAGCACCTTGGAAGCAAGCGTATCATAAGGATAATATCTTTTATAATCCTCATCTACCTTAACTCCATTTAAGCCAGCTTTCCTTATTATATCTCCTGTATCTTTATTGATAATCGAAAACGGCGAACACAGGGTTGCCGCTTTTCTCAGCCGGATATCCCCGATAAAATGCCCGTCTGCTTTCAGATTGTCGAACATATCCTGTAACGGATACAGCCGCTGGTTTTCCGGATCGGAAGCCGCCAGGATATTCCGGCGCCATTTCTGAATTTCGGCGCGTTGCATATCTTTAAATTCTGCAATAATTTTTGTTACAAAAGCATCAGCATTGGGCTTACCTGCCTGTGTATTTCCTTTATTCTTTCTTGCCATTGCGGTGTCATTTAAATGTTGTTTAAACAGTATTTAATACCTGTTGTCTGAAGGTGGATATGCCGAGTAAATTTGTACCCCTCCGGAAACGTCTTCCGCTTCCTTTGCCGGCAAGTCCGAAAGCTCTTCACCATTCCCGACACTTTTCATCCAGTCGAGTGCGTCCTGGTACCGGTCATTACGAACCTTCGGAATTTCTTTTCCCCGTTCCTTGCTCCAGAGGTGATACAATACAATATCAATCAATGTCATAACTATAAAAGCATTCCGGGTATCCGTTTCCTCCTCTCCCGGGATCCGGAAAATATTTTCAACATTATATCTGCTGCTCAGATACATTTTCATTTGTGCGATGGCTTTTTCTTCCGCACGTCTTACCCGGTACTGATCCGGGGAATTATCCAGCAGCTGCCGGATTTCATTCCGGACCTGATCGTCGTAATCACTGTCTTTTAAAAATCTTGCTGACATATTAATATCTGTTTGCTGATTTACTTCGCACGTTCTCCCGGCTGACAATCTGTGGTTCAAACTTGCCTACGAACGTCGATTTGTTGAGTTCTGAAAATGCCCCGTGTACCGCATCCGGCCCGTCGTCATTTGCCTTGCTTCCTTTGCAGAAGGCAAGGAACTGATCCACTAAAGTGACCTGGTGCGGATTTCCTTTTTCGGCTTCATTAAAAATTACATTGTGCCGTTCGAAAAATCCGGATAAGGATTCAATGCGGGAAAACTTATTGTCTTTCCCCCGTTTATCCGGTACAACCGGGATGTAATACCCCCGGATATCTCCCTCCAGATCGAAATCTGTAACAAATTCATCCATAGCAAAAAGTCCCTCTATCAGATACTTTATGCTATAATTTTCAAGATGCTTCTTTTCATACATTTCATACAGCCAGCGCGCCACCCGTGTCCGGCTGACCCTGGCCAGAAACGTATAGATGATATGAAATTCCCGCCTGATCTTTCCGACCAGGATCATGGCTTTGTAGTCTCCTGCATCTTTATAGGAAAGGTCGCCATAAAATACCAAAGCGTCGTATAATCCAAGCGGGAGAACCGGACCATAAAGGATATCCTCGTGCCGGAATACAGCCCCGTCTTCCACATGGGTATTCATGAACTCACGCAGAAATGAACGATAAGGAGTATCACGGTATTTTTTTCTCCAGTATTCCGCAGATGTTTTTTCCGGCCACTCCGGCTCAAATGTATTCAGGTCCTTGACTGCATTGACCGTCATAACCATAAACACGGACTTTTCTCCGTCCATTTCAGCCCGTTTTATGGCTGTAACGAAATAATCGGCAAGCCGGTGTGTTATGCTGTTTTTGTGGAAATCATTATTGGCGAACACAAAACGTTCGGTTGCATCATCGGAACTTTCAAAGCATCCCCAGACATCTTCTGTAATGTAATTTACAGCGTCTTCCATCATCCGGTCGTTATTCACATGCCTGCGGTTGTCTATATCATCCACTGTAATATAATCCGGTCTTCCTTCCCCCTCGCGCTCCCCCCGCGGACTTTGTCCGAATCCGATAGCCATAAAGCGAACGCCGTCAGTTGTTGTAAAATCACCGTCTGCCCAGTTGCCTGCCTGAAATTTTTCGCCGTAGTCGTTCCGGATGCGTTCATTGTATTGTAGCTGTACCTGTATACCGCTCAGCAACTTGTTTGCTTTTGGGGCAGTTTCCCCGATAAGCATCATAAAACGTAAATCATTCCGGGCAAGATACAGGAACAACGGAATCCCCATATTTATATGCACGGATTTTGCCGCAGAACGATACCAGCGGGCCAGTGCCCTGATACGTTTGTTCTTTATAATCTGCTGAGCCAGTTCCCGGTGAAACCAGGCACATTTATATTTTGCATACTTTGGAAAATAGTATTCAAACCAGGCAACGTAATCCTTTTCAAGGTACGCGATGCGCTCCAGTTTCTCTTTCGGGGTTTCACAGAGGTTTACTTTTGTTGATCTCCGGATCTGCAGGATCAGTTTGTCAAAGTCCTGCAGCAGTCTGTTATATTTATTCCCGTTTACAGCCATTATCCCTCCGTTTCTATTTTATGCTGTAAAAACAACCGGTGATATTTTGCCATCTGCAGGGCAAATTTCGGATCCACAGAGGTAATATAAGTACAACATTCTTTCAGGACTGCATGTATAATATCAGGGGTGGCTTTGCGGGTAAGTTTATCTGCTGCCGCAAGTAATTTGGAAACGGCATCGGCATTGATTGTACAGGTTTCCCCATTCATAACGCGTTCTGCCTCTTCCAGCATTTTCGTCCGGAGTTTTGCCGGCGTTACCTTCAAAAAATTCTTTTTATCTTCCCATTCCCCCTCTTTTTTCCACCTGGAAACCGTGATTTCCGAAACTCCGAGTGTTTTGGAAATCTCCCTTCCGTCCATACCATTTTCTATATAAAGATTTTCGGCCGCTACACGCAGCCGTTCATAATCTTTTTTCCCTGTCTTTTCCTCACTCATAGGCATACATTTTTTCATTATCGCATAATAAGCAAGGACAAAACTCATCATTTCAACTCCCGGATTCAAATAGTTTTACAACCGTTAGAAGTTTAATTACAAGGGTTATAATAAAAATTGTCCGGCCGTTTGAGTCTCTCTATTTTCGTGTCAAAATTATGGAAAATGAAACGAATTTCGACAATCAGACTTTACGGAAATATATTTGAATGGAACCTGAATAATGCCCAGATGATGGCCCGGCAGATAGAAGAAGCGGCAGACGCATCTGATGAAATCTGTCTGAGGGTACATTGTTACGGAGGTTCTGTTATCGAGGGCAATATGATCTTTAATGCCATACGCAACAGTAAAATCCCGGTGAATATCTATATCGACGGCATTGCGGCCTCGATGGCAGCCATTCTTACCGCGGCAGCTCACAGGGTTTATATGAGTGAAAATGCCTTCCTGATGATTCACGCCCCGGCAGGCGGAACGGGCGGACGGGGGACGGCTGCAGAGCATATACAGACGGCAAAAGCCCTCTCTGAAATGGAAAAGAATTTCATTAAGGCCCTTGTAGCTAAGACCGGGAAACCGGAAAATGAAGTAAAGAAATGGATGACCGGGGATAATTGGTTTTCTGCCAGAGAGGCATTGGAAGAAGGATTGATCGATGAAATTACCGATCCTGTTGCTAAAGACGTCCGTCCCCTTACGGATGTGGAAATCCGGACAACTACCGTTGAAAATATTTACGGCTTGTATACAGCCTTTTTAAATAATTCTGAAACAAAAAACAAACAACAAATGGACAAAGCAAAATTAATTAAAGCGTTTGGTCTGACCGGAGTCACGGCAGACAGTACGGACGACGAAGTGCAGGCGGCCATTCAGGCAAAACTGGACAAAGAAAAGGCGGACAAAGAAGCGGCAGAACGGTTATTAAAAGAGCATATGAAAGCCCAGGTAAATGCCATGCTCGATACTGTGAAAGGCAAACTGACCCGGGAACAACGGGAACAATATGAGGCTATTGGTGAAAATATGGGGATTGCCGCTTTGGAAACAATTATAGCTCCTTTACGAACTCCTTCGGCTTCTTTTAATTCCATGATTGCGACTGCAGGAAGGAATCCGGAAACGCAGGCAATGGACCGTGCCGGATGGGATTGGAACATGTGGCAGGAAAAGGATCCCCGTGGACTTGAAAGAATGGCAAAGGAAGATCCGGAAGGATTTAATGCCCTGTACAAATCTGCTTTCGGGGTAGAATCACCCCGATGACGACCGATCGTCTAAAGCCAAATAATAAATTTAAAACTGTAAAATAAAATGAGATCAACTACAAAAATTTTAGCTGTCCTGATAGCTATATTGGTTAATACTTTAATCGGCAGTACGCTGGCAATAGCTTTGGGGTGTCCTGCCGGTGTTGGTGCAATTGCGGTGAATGTTATCGGTTTCGCCATGTCTTTTATCCCGATGCCTTGCGGCCTCCGGGTGGGTGTTTATACCGAAGTCTGGACCGGAAAAATTGTCGAACGGTTCACCCATGCAGAAAACGATACTTTCCTGGACGGGGTTCCGGATTTTTCTGACAAGGCTGAAAATGACGTAATACATCTTATTGATGTACAAGGGTCTCCGGAGGTACTTATTGATAATACAACCTATCCCCTCGAAATTCAAAATCTGGAAGACGGCGATATTGCCATTAAGTTAAGTAAATTTGAAACAAAACCCACCCGGGTCACGGATGACGAGCTACACGCTTTAAGTTACGATAAGATTGCCACGGCAAAAGACCTGCATGGGGATGTGCTGGGTGAAAAACGTCTGGATAAGGCAATTCACGCCTTTGCTCCGGTTGAAGACACGGCCGGAACCCCTGTCGTTATGACCACCGGTGCTGCTGTGGATGGTCGTCATCGCCTGTGCAGGGCAGACATTATTGCCCTTAAATCGAAAGCGGATGATCTAAAAATTCCCAAAAAAGGCCGTCGGTTGGTACTTTGCAATGATCATGTAAACGACCTTCTCCTGGAAGATAAGGATTTCCGTTCCACTTATACCAATCACACCAACGGGGTCATTACCCGCCTGTATGGCTTTGACATCTATGAATACGAAAATTGTCCGCTTTTCTCTCAGGAAAAAAAGAAAAAGGCTTTCGGAGCCATTGCCGGCGACGGGGATTATGAGGCATCTGTTTTCTTCTATGTAAAAAGGATGTTCAAGGCAAAAGGGAGTACAAAAATGTATTATTCCGATGCCCAGACGGATCCGGTGAACAAACAGAACCTTGTCAGCTTTACCACCCGGTTTATTGCTTTACCGCAAAAACGTGAGAAATCCTGCGGAGCTATTGTGAGTAAAAAAGAAATTGGATAACTGAAAGTAACAGACAGTGAAAATGGAGACTAGTAGTAAGGGACTTGAGTTGATTAAACAGCATGAAGGCTGCCGGCTCCGGGCTTACAAATGTCCATCCGGTGTCTGGACAGTCGGCTACGGAAGTACACGGGGTGTGAATCAGTGGACGGAAATCACCCGGCAGGAGGCGGAAGTCCGTTTGCGGGAAGATGTGAAAACAGCAGAAAGAACGGTAGAGAAAGTGCGGTATTTACAACCACGGCTTACGCAGAATCAGTTTGATGCGCTAGTGTCGTTTGTGTTTAACCTGGGCAGCGGAAATTTTGAGAAATCGACACTCCGGAAAAAAGTGCTTGCGGATCCGTCGGATGAAAGTATCCGGGCTGAATTTTTGAAATGGACCCACTCAAATGGAAAACCACTTACCGGCCTTCAGAAGCGTCGTAAAGCAGAAGCTGACCTGTATTTTAGTTAAACGGAAGACATGGAATGGGATTTAATTCAATGGGTGACTATGGTGGTAGGGCCCGCGATTGGGTGGCTGGCTGCCCGGATCACCCGGCGGGTTGATTCACAAAAACAATTACTCGATGCATTGGACAGACAAAACAAAGACATTGTTAAACTTTATACGGAAATGGGGATTATCCGTCGGGCAGTCGAAAGGCGTAATCAGTGTCGTTATATTAATGTGTGCCCTGTTGACTACGCGTTGCGGAAATCACCGGTGGTTGACAGAAAACTCCACGCAGACAGCCGACAGTATTGCGTGGATGAAAACTCTGACAGTGAAACCTATGACGGTTCCTCTGTCACAGGCCGACCTCCGCCTGAATTTAAAGGATTTAAATAATCTGACGCCAGGGGCGCGTTTTGTTGCACAGAACGGACAGGCAGCGGTTTCCGTGGAAAAAAAAGACAGTATCGTTTATGTTACGGCAGTCTGTGATAGCTTACAGATATTGGTTGAATCACAAAAGGATGAAATATTTCATTTGCAGCGGGAATTGGAAGCAACAAAGGAGATTAAAGAGACTACCCCGGGCTTTTGGGAAAAAGTGAAAAACAATACATTCTACATGATTGTCGGAGCATTGCTGACATTAGTTATTATGTTTTTAGTATTTGTTGCCTAAGATTTTATCCATTTGATTATTCAAGTCTTCATTGATTCTTTGAACCATTTTTTCTTGTGAATAAGTATCTGGAAATTTCCAACTTTTTTTATGCTTACCTAGTTTTTTTGAAATCCCAATCCATTGTATGTTTACACACTGGAAGCCTTCTTTGATGTAAAAATTCATTGTAGAGCTAATAATACTCAAATCAATATAAATTTGAATCTTGTCTTTTTGTACTTTTTGAATAATAGCATTGGGGTAGGAAGTTAGATGATGGATTAAAAATTCATACTTATTCAGCATACCCCCATAACCTTCTACTTGCTTTTGCAAGATTGATTTCCTATTATTAAAAATTTTGTACAGAATATAGCTGATAATCACAACAACAATAAAGATGATAATTAGCATATTAGTGAATGTTTGTTCCTTCAGCTCCTAAAGGTAATTACACAAAAAGAAGGCATGGAAACTGTAATTTATTTCATTTGGTGGTTCTGGTAATAACCTTGATATAAATAAAAACAGCCCATGCCTAACTCATATATTATCTTGATAATAATATACATGAGAAGACAAGCACTTGCTTTTACCCTTATATCAATTCAAAAATTTACCAGATCTCCAAATGAAGGATAAACTAATGCCTCTTGTTCTACTATGTCTGCTAGAGTGATTCCTCACTCCAACTTTACAAAAATAGGAATATTCAGCATTATAAGCAAGTGCTTTAGTGGGCTGCTCTATGACAAAAATAAATTTAA